TCTCTCCTTGAGTTTTTCTATATGAGCTAGAAGCTGCTTTATTGTAGCCTCTTTTACGATCAATTCAGTCATTACTTGAGTAAGCTTTTCCTGAAATGATGCGATCACTAAATTTATATCGAGATTAGAAGATTCTTTATTTACCTGTTCATAATCTTCATTGATTGGGTTTGGTTGCATCGGCACTTCTAATTCCTGTTCCTCTTGCTTATTTTTTCTTGCAAACATTTTTGACATAAGAATCATAGAGTATACATCTACTAAAGGCTAATGTCAACCCATAACGGTATTATTATATTTTAGACTCAAGTTCTTCAATTTTAGCAGAAAGTTCTTGAACAGCTTTGACTAAAATAGGAACTACTTCAATTTCTTTCCACATTGTTGGTTTCCAGGCATTTAGGTCAAAAAATCCGCCCTCTTGATCCAAAGGCTTATTATAATCTGGTTGGCTAAGTGCGACTAATTCTGGTAGCACTTCATACACTTCTTCAACTATAAAACCATAGCTTTTAGGAGCTAGTTTATGTATAGCTTTAGCTTCTGGTGTCCAAGGTTCGTTCGTGTTTGGATCTATTTCACCCTGTTTCCAATTAAACATTCTTGGTCTCAGTTTTTTCAGAATAGACAAACCCTCTGGCATGTCGGTGATGTTTTCTTTTTGATCCCTTAAAGACGTAGCTCTAACAATTCTTTCAACACCGAGCGATGTTTGTAGCTGCTACAAGGGTTGTTCCAGTACCAGTAGGAAACGCGTTTCGGCATCGATATGTTAGGCCTTCATCTTGCGAGTTAACCGTTATATTTCTAGCTTGTATAGATCCTGGTGCATCGACTGTAAAACCACCAGTGGTTATTGTTGTACCACTTATACTTCCACCGCTAATCGAACCCAATGAAGATATTGATATAGTCGCAGTAATAGTTCCAGCTGTTATTTGACCTGCTGATATAGATCCAGTAAAAGTTCCATCAACTCCTTGTAATGTTCCAGTAAAAGTTCCACCAGCTGCGGAAAGATCACCAGAAAAAGTTCCACCAGCTGCTGAAAGATTTCCAGTAAAGGTCAAATTAGTGCCATCGAAATACAAATACTTGGTAGCAGATCCAGCTTTAAACTCTGAAACATTTGCAGTATCAGCAGCATTTCTATTCCATCTGTTATTTGTATCAATCCAAACAGAAGATGCTTTTAGTCCACCTCTAATTGCAGCTGCTCCAAACTCAGCGTAACCATCTCCACCAATAACCCAACCAGCTGTTCCAGATGACCATGTAGAAGTTGAGTTGTTATAAGATCCATTATAATTTGATGACCTTAGTATCGCCATATTTGCTGGTGCTGTTATTGTTGTTTGGGCACCTTGTTGCTTTAGGATTATTTCGTGAGCATTTATCGTTCCAGCTGTTATCTTGGAAGCGGTTATATTTCTTATGTGTGCGCTGTCAATCAAAACTGTTTCACTAGATTCTTTTAAGCCAGTGCTTGGAGTCCAGCTGCTTTCGTTTCCAGAAGTGTCTACTGTTTTTATTCTTCCGTAATATATGACATCTACTTGTGCAGATGAGTCATCAACTGCCTGACTGTTACCAGGAACATCAACCGTAAAAACGCTTGCTGTTGCATATCCGAGAAGATACTAGGTTGGTTCCTGCAGAATCTGAATATAGCTCATATTTATATTTATCTACATCCAAATCATTTGTCGGCTCAAAAGAAAACATCACTGATTTGTAGTTTCCATAGATGAAGAAGGTATTGCTATCTATTGGACCTGGAATTGTGGAGTCAGTTGGAGTTAAAAATCTAACAGATGGATAAGGCTCATCGGTTGCAGAGATTTCAGTATTTTTTGCTTTTAGGGTAACCAAATAGTTTTGGTTTGGCTTAAGGCCAGTGATTTTCTTAACTATTTTAGCCATTACTTTACACCACCAGTAGTCTTAAAAGCTATATTTGATTCTATTTCCTCATCATCAAATAAAAGTTCATAATTTTTTGAATAAGCGTACTTATTGAGTTTGCACCCAAAAGATGAAGATGCTGGGTTTTTTTGCTCTAAGATTTCTATCTCAAAATAGAAATCACCATACAGTTCTTCGTATGTAGAGAATAGTAATTCTGTTTGCATGTCGAGTTCATAGATTAATTGATTGACTTCTTCATTTGCGGAATAAAGATCTATTAAAATATTTTCTTTTACTACTTTTTGTCCATCTCCAGTTGCTGATGACTTTACTATTTTTAAAGAAATAATACCAGAAGAAGATGACTTTGTTGCATATATTTTAATCTTTGGACCATTAAAAGGAGCTATGATTTTTGACCCAGAAAGAGAACTCTTACCTTCCCTCCAAGAGGCTGTGTCGCCCAAAAAGCTTATTGAAGACACTCTTTGATTTGAGTCATAAGAAACTTCTGTTGAATAAAAGTTTATGCTTGCAGCAGCATTACCAGAATTAGATGCTATGAAGTTATTTCCAGATGGATTTGTTGTTGAGACATATGAAGATCCACTAAGTTCTATGTATTGGATATTGTCTTTGTGATAGTATATGTAATATTCTCCCACTGGCTGACTTCCTGGCTCAACATCAGTAAGAGATTTGAACCACAAATTTCTTTTATATATATCAGAGCTTGATGAGTCAACTATAAGACTGAATGTTGGAGTCTTAGAAGTCAAAGTCTCATAAACCACAATGTATGAGTCTGAGTCAAATTTAGTTTTGATTAATCCATCTTCAAAATAAAAAAGTTTTCCTATATCCAGATTATTTAAATTTACGTGCACCCAGTCATTGGCTTTTAATCTCTCAGAAACCTGAGGAAAGACTATTTTTCTTCTTACTGGTGCGTATGAATTAACGCCGGATAATAAGTAATTAAACCAAGACATATCTAAATCTCATTATACAATATTTCAAATTCGTAAGCATCGAGTTTATCATCTTCTATATCAACTTCAATTGTTGCCTCAAAAACAACGCCTCCTCCAGTTAAAAGAGACTGAGAAAATCCAGTAACATTAAGATTGCCATATGGAATAGAGGATGTTGAATTATAGAATTCTTCTCTTGCTGCCACGTAATCAATACTCGAAGCGCTAATTAAATTGGAACCATCTACACCAGAGTGATTATGATTTGCAAAATCGATTCCTGCTATTTTTACCCCAGAGGCAATGTGTATGTCACCTGTTATGATTCCACCATCTTTTCTAAGATACTGTGGGTGTGCGTCTTCAGTCAAATCATCTAATTGTGAGTGCGACGATCTTAGACTTTCTCTTCTTTCAGAATCTATATTTATAGAGGAAAATATTTCTTTATACTTTTCTATTTCTGGGTCTTTTGTTGTCACAAGAGTTTTAACTCTTTGAACTGCCTTTGATTCTAGTTGGGTGATGTAGTTTACATATCTTCTCTTGAGAACTACCAGCTGAATTAGGGCTTGCATCTTTTTGCCCATCTGAGCTCTTCTTTCAAAAAAGTCACTTGATATAGACCCTAGGTTTCCAGTAATTGCGTTACTGGCAACAACCATTTCTCCTACCAATGTTGGACAAGTTCTAGCCAAATTTGTAGTAGTGAAATCCAACATTAGTGGCTCAATAACTTTAGATTTAAATGTTACTGCAGGAAGTAGATAGTTAGAATAAAAAACTGTAGCCGTATCTACACAATCTCTTTTTAGAGAATTTGATATTGATGAAATTTCTGATGTATACGAATTTACTTTGAGCGAAAAAAAAGCTTGGAGTTGAGCGGCTTGTTTTTCAGAGATTTGATCCAATTCGGTTTTTGGGATTGATGTTGGTGACGATGTGATTTCTTGGGCAAACTGTTTCGTATAGTGCGTCGCTTCTTTGGACCAATCTGATAGCTGTTTTGCAATTTCGCCTTCTGATTCATCTTTGTAACCATCCCCTAGTTGATGAGTTGCTATGTTTTTGATAATAATTGATTCATTTCTTAAGTAAGAAATTATTTTTTTTATTTCAAATAAATGACCAAACGAAGTGTGATTTACCGTTAGGTCATACTGCTTTACTAACTCCCTACATGATCTGCATTGGTGTTCTGAGGCATAGGAGTATTGCTCATATGTTATATACTCTGGTGCTTGCATCTGCTTGGCGTTTTCTACGTGCTTTACAGCGTCTTGCCAAACTGCTCTATGAGCTCTTTCCAATTCAATATTTGAATATGGATTTATATTTACCTGAAGTAGGTTATTATTTATTTCGTTCAACAATTCAGAAATAATCGATTCGCAATAATAAACATTATTTCTTACTTCTGATACTGAAGTTTGAGAAAATGAATTAGAGTATTTTTGGCTATTTTCTCCGGCTGATGTAATTACTTAAATCGTTTTTTCTATCTCCTACAGAAGAAAATGTTGAGACTTCCCCCATGTTGTCGGAGAACACATTTTCAACTGCGTTATTTTGACCCAAACTATATTTGGCCATACTAGAAAGTCTTTCTCTTTATTGAGGAATTTGGCTTTTTAAGAAAAGCTTTTTTTGCCCCAAATCTTGCTTGAGCAAGTTTATCAGCTCTGCCAGATAAAGTTGTTGTTTCTGAAGGAAAATCTGAATCAGATGAACCACTGGCTTTGGGCATAAAAAAGGTATTAGAAAACGACTCTGTTTTTGTAGCAAACTTAACCTTGTGAAGATCATTATAATTCTCTGTTATTGCCAATAGCGCAAGCATTAATGCGTCATGCGCATGGTCTACTGCAGAACCGCCAGCTTCAAAAACTGGCCTTCCAGTTTGTGTAGTTCTTAAAACAACATAAGAGATTAACTGCATATACATTTCTGCGTCTTTTTCAGAAATAACTAGTACTTCTTTTTCTAAATACTGCCTCAAATTGTCTACCATATATGGCTTAATTTCTTTTTTTACAATTTGTTTAGTGTAAGGATCTCTTATGTCAATTGTTTCACTAAAGCTTACGCCTTTAACTTTATCCTTTAAGCCACTTAAAGGATTTTCTACGCCATACTTATGCAGTAGCTCTACTTGGACCTCACCGTAGCCCCTATCAACATAAATATGCTTAGGATGAAAAATGTTATTTAGTTCTATAATTCTAGAAACTGCTTTTGTTAAAGTGTATTCAGACTTTTGTATTTCTTCTCTGTAGCATAGTTTTACTTTATTTCTGAATCTATCTTCTTCATACGAATCGGCACAAACTTCAACTACCACTATGTTTGTTCCAGCTCCATATTTATCCCAGTCAACACCAATTGTGTGAAATCTTCTTGCAGAAGTAAGTTCTGGAATATAGTTCCAGCCTGGTTCAACGAATGCTTTATCAACAAACTTTCTTGGATACACACCCTCTGAATCTTCACCCCAGTCAGCTTCTATTTCATGTCTATAACCTATTTCGGAATATTGTTCCCTAAATTCGTCTTCTTGTTCTTTAGAAAAAAACGGGTTGCAATAGGATGGGAACCAGAACTCTTGAAATCTATCAGATCTGCACCACTCCCAAAATCTTTCTCTTCTTCCTGTTGGAGTTGAAGCCCCTATCAAAACTTTGTCTGGTTGATCTTCTGCAGTTTTTTGAAGCATAGCGTAAAGGGCATCTAGGTCGTCACTGTGCATGTAGTCCATTTCGTCTAAAACTATCATGTGTGCTTCTTGACCACGAGCTACGTCAGATTTTCCACCAGATCTCATACCTGATGTAAAGAATCTTATTGTTGAGCCATTGGAAAACTGTATCATAAATTGAGGACTCGTAACTTTTCTTGTTATCGAGTTCATTACTATCTCATTTTTTGATGCTAGTCTAACTATTTCTTGATAAATAAGTTCTACCTGCGTTTTCATAGGTGCGATCACTAAGCATCTGCCATCTTTTGTTGTGTAGCTATAATGAAGAAGTGCTATCGCCATACTAAATGTTTTACCAAGACGACGACCAGCTCTCAAAACCTTTCTAAGGGATGGATCGCGCAAAATTAAAGTTTGATAAACTCTTGTCTCTGCACCTAAAAATTGTTTTGCCCATATACATGGATCTTTAGCTATGTGAATCTGTCTTTGTTGCTCTGCAGATATGCCAGCCTCTAAAAGCTCATTATCAACCTCAAATGGTTCATCAACCAAAAGTGATAGCTCTCTTTTTGTCAATGGCCTTTCTACAATTGGTTCACCACTTGCCCAGTTTAAGTGTTTAAGCTTATTTTTGAATACCCATTCAATTCTATTTACTTGCTTGTAGGATTCAATATCTTGATTTTTTATTATTTCAATAAGATCTTCTCTAGATAATTTTTCTAGATCTTTTCTAAATTGATTTGTTTTTTGTTTCAATATTGATGTCATAATTATCCAAAATGTGCTGCTAGCATTGCGGCTTCTGATCCAAGCAAGCTTCTTGCATTTAGCCTTGAGTTTTGTATTGCCATTACGCCTCTAGCCCTTGATGTAGCAGCCACTTCGTTATCTTTGAATCCAGTTCCAAACATTGGTTTATTAATAGTTCCTTGCATAGATTTTAGCGCATCTTTAGCAAAGTTTACGCCAGATGATGCTATTTTTCCAACACCTTTACCTATATCGTATATTAATTGACCAGTTGCGAGAACGTTTAATGGCATTAGGAATGGAGAAGCTGCCTTTACTGCGCCCATCGAAGCCACTTTAAGTCCAGCTGCCCTAGAACCACCAGATTTCATATATTTGGTGGCCATTCCCATCATTTTAAATCCACCCCTAACTTCAGTTGCAAATCCACCCACATATTGACCGCCCATGCTAAAAGCTGAAACTGCGTTTCTTCCAGCTGAAACACCACCAGTTCTAGCTGCAACTCTTCTCAATGCAGATATTTGTGATGCGCTTGCATCTGCCATATTTAGGGCTCCACCGACAAAAGAAGTTATTCTATTACTTAAAACTCCAGAAGTCATTTCGTTTCCTATAAATCTGCTGGTTGACGAAAATGCCGCTTGCGTTCTACCGGCAACCATTCCAGCTCTTGCATTTCTAGCAATTGCCATTCTTTCTGATGCTGTCATCATGGTTGAGCCAGCAAACCTGGGGCTTTGACGTGCAAGTGATGCTGCTGTAGGAATTGGATTTGTTATGTTAGCAACCCTTACTGCATTGGTCGCTATAGCTTGTCTGGTTTGCAGAGCTTTTGTATATCTAGCTTGCCTAAAACGGCCTAAGGTTTGTGCTCCTTCTTTTGAGCCAACTCTTCTAACTGCTCCACCGGTAGCACTTGCAAAATCTTTTTCAAACTTAAGTATTCTTGAATTTAAGCTATTAACTTTTTGCATTGATGAGATTCGACCTAGTACTCCACCAGAGTAAGCTCTACTTGTTGCTGGATCAAAATCTGATCCTAAGAATCTTCCCCTAAATCTAGCTGACCTAGAGGCAAGTGAGTTTATTGCACTTGGTATTGCCTGAAAAGGAGTATATCCCTTTGTTGTATCTCCAGCTAAAGCTCTTAAGGAAGAAAATCTTCCGACTGCTCTTGGATTGGTTGTTAGATTGTTCGCTCTAGCGGAAAGTAATTGAGGAGTTTTACCTTGTCTTACTCTTCTTTGTGCATATCTTGATATTAAACCGCCAGATCTTCCACCTATAAATTGTTGTGCTGTTGTAGCAGCTGGTTGGCCACCGACCATTGAGCCATATCTTTGAGCTCTTCTTAATTGCCTCCCAGTTGTTCTTGATCCAACATCAAAAAACCCACCTTTTTCTAAGGTGCCAACGTATCTCCTTGCATTAAACAGCGCTGATGTTGTTACGCTTGGAAGAGATTCTAATAGATCAAAAACAAACGGAGTTTGAACATCCGCTCTTGCTGCTGCACGCATACCCATTGTGGCATTTAAGTTTTGCGGATCGTATGATGCTCCACCATAATCCACTTGACCAGTCATTGGATTTAATGGCATTAGCCTCTCCTCTGATTGTGCATTCCGAGAACTATGTTACCACTGGCATTTAATCTTTGTGCGGTTAAAGCTGAGTGATTATAAAAAGGAGATTCAGATATTATTTGCCTGTTTGCTCTTGCTGTTGAAATTGCTTGACCAACAGCTGCTCCTCCGCCAAGCATTCCCCCCATTGCTCCACCAGCTATTCCCCCAACAATAGCTCCTTTTACTCCACTTCTCTTATACCCAAGTCCAGCTCCAGTAAGAGCTCCGCCGTAAGCCCGGAACCATAGACGCTGCTACTGGATTGGTCCCAGCTCCAACACCAAACCTTACTGCGTTTTGACCTCTTGCGAAAGATCCTATTACGCTTGGGCCTTTAACGCCAAGATACATGCTTGGAGTTAAATCAGTTCCAAGAACTGCTCTATCTGCTTGAGGATCGTTGAAGGCTACATCCATAGCTGCGTCTGTTACTGCTGGAACCACTTGATCCGACACTCCCTTAAAACCCTTGTAGGCTATGTATGTTCCGAGCTAAGGCACCTGCACCATATCTACCTGCCCCAAAAGTTGGGTGCCTCATTACATTGCCGATTTTTCTACCGAGTAGTAGCTGCTCTTCTTCCTATTTTGCTTAAATATCCAAGTGGATTTCCTGCTGGCATTTTTATGCTCCGAATAAATGATTATATTTATCTGATCCCATTTTGTGGTGATTAGATTTATTTCTATCTAAATTTCCAACAACTCCGGCTGTAACCAAAGGATCTCTCCTAGAAGAAGTTTGACTAGCTAAAGTCTGATCAAGATCGTTAAATTCTTTAATTGAAAGTGGGCCTTGTTCAGTCGGCTGCCTTTCCATTACTTCTTCAAAGGCTTGATTTTGCGAACCTCTTCTTGCTAAATAGTAACCAGCGCTAAGAGCTGCTACACCAATCGCTCCTTTGTAGATTTTTGGTTTTAAAATATCCATTTTTTCTAGGATACTTGCATCCCTAAATGCTCTTCTTGCAACTGGTCTTGCTGAAGCTAGATCTTCTGATGGTTCTGCTCTTGAAAGAAAACTTCTGAGTCTTCCGAAAAATTCTGGATCATCAACACCTCTCCTTAAAGCTCCTCTCAATATGTCTAGCTGTGAGCCGGCAGAAGATCTTGCCATCAAGTCTACCCCTGCTTGTCCTGCTCTTTGTGCTTCCTGCATAGCCTCATCAGACATTCTTATGGCAAATGCTGCGCTGTCTTCATCCATTTGTGCAGCGTTCATCACCAGTCCCCTTTGAACTGCGATTAAATCATTATCTACACCTCCAGAAAATTCTTGAACTACTCTTGCTACATTCTGTACAGTGTTTTCACTTACATCGTCTGAAGCTTCAAGAGTAGCTCCTATAAATCCTCTTTCCATGTATGAAGATACAAATCTTTCTTTATCCTGAACAGACGCAAGTGTAGATAAGGCTTGAGACCTAGAGGCCGCCAAACCTTCTTGAACCATCGCCTCGGGGCTCTTACCCTGGACCATTCCCCTGACTGCTGCATATGCTGACTCTGCTTCAACTCGAGCCACTCTAGCTTGTGATTCAGTCATTCTTTGGCCAAGTGATCCACCAAATATTGCATTTACGCTTACTCCACGCTCTCTTGCAGCAACAGAAAGTCTAACCCTTGAAGACCTTTGGCCTAATCCATTCAAAAAGTCTATTTGATTTCCAGATTCATCTAGTGTCTTCATTTGCTTTAGTACACTAAATGGAAGTGCAATTACAGACTCACCAACTGAAAGAGTTTTTTGCGTCTTCATATGAGTTATCCCAATGTCACTCATTGATCTAATATTTCTAGCAACAAGTCCTTCTGCAGCTGAAACTCTTCCTTGCAACTCTTCTGCGTCTGCAATTTCGGGGAATAGGGATTTGAGTAGAGATTGATTTTTTGCGCCTATCTCTGAAGTCATTGCCGAAAGAGAAACCACTGCTGACCTTAATTCCGGGTTTAGTGATGCTGAAGATACTCCACCCTCATATAAAGCTTTAACATAAGCTTCTCTTGATGATCTCCCCACTATTTGATGAGCGCCTCTAACTCTTCCAAGAAAGCCACTTCCATCTGGAGCTGTTTCTGCAGAAAAACCAGTTACATTTCCAGTTGCAGACATTGCTCTAAAAAATGCTTCTTCGTTTTCTCCTATTGATGTGCTTATCTGAGAAATTGATCCAGTTGCAATTCTGGAATTTATATTAGATGTCAAAAATCTATTTGTGTATTCTATATTTGCTTGCTGGATAGGCGAAATGCCAAGTGTAGATATTATTGCTTGTCTTCCCTCAAGACTTGCGTCTGGCGCAAGTGATCTAACTGCAGCTATTTCTCTTCTTATGAAACCTTCTGCTGTTGATCTTTCAACTGTTTGTTCTATAGGAGCATTTAACCCAGATCTTGGTGATATAAATTTATATTGACCAGATGAAGGGTCGTATCTAAGGGTTCCTCTTTCTGAAGCTGCTCCTCCAATTATTGCACTTAATGGA